TAAATTCAATGACTATAACCGAATCGTATTCTTAGAGGAATATACCGGACTAATGATGTAATAGGAGAGACGGGTTATGAATAAAGGAACTGACCTTCAGGATGTTATTAATACCGTAAAGATCAAAATCCCAAACGAAAATCTTTCTGGCAAGGAAGCACAGATGATTCAGTTGTTGAAATCTGCTACTGCAAAATGTAAAAAAAAAACGTATGATGATTTAGAATTTATTTATGACGAAAATTTAACAACAGGATATTTTTGCAATCAAGTGTCCACTCCAACTATTGAACTTTTGTCTATGTATATGGTAAAAGATTATTTAACATGGATGTTTACTGTATTAAATAATCGTAAAAAATATCTTGGGACAAACGCATTCAATAAAATACCATCTGATAAAGAGAGATATGATTTCTTACTAAAACAGTTAGATTACTGGGATAAAGAAATAGAAAAATTCGAAATGGAATTTCCAGATTACACAGACGAAAGGTAGGTGTCATATGAAGAAACAAATTTTAATCAAGACACCTCAATATGAGATTGCATTTACAGATCTATGTCAAAAAGAGTATATGAAAATCAATAACCTTCTTACTCGTATAGAAAACGAATTTTCTACAGACATGAATTCACATCCAGAATTGCGTCATGAGATATTAGACATCTCAAACTTTATTAAGCGATTGCCTGATATGGTTAATGAGGTGATTTAGTATGGATATGCATAATGATTGGATAATGGAAGAATTCGATATACCTTCAAATGAATTTTTCACTAAGGAAGAGAGCATTCAAAGCGTAAAGGACAATTTTAATTTTAGAAGGTATTATACTGCCGAAGGAAAAGACATTGTAATAAATGGAGTAGTTGAGAAATGTCTAGTACAAACATCAAGTAATCCATTAAGGGAATTGAATGATTATCGTAAAATTCATTGCCCTATAGATGCTGATGTTAAACGTGGATATTATGTTGAATATGAAGATTCTGTATGGATAATCGATACTAACGTCGTTAATGTGGATGGCGCATATTTATCTACGCGTATGTCACGTTGTCAGTATTTATTAAGATGGCAGGATGATAATTTTAATATCATAGAACGATGGACATATGCAACTGACCAGACAAAATATTCAAACGGTGAAACAGGTAATAATAATATTTCTGTTGGCGATAATCAATATGCATTACTTATAGCAATTGATGAAGAAACAAAATGTTTAAAAAGAGAAATGCGATTTCCGATAGACTTTGATGATGCAAATGAACCAGATGTGTACAAATTAACAAATAGAAAAGTCAAATTAGCTGAGGGAACTATGTTAATCACTTTGTCATTTGATGCACTAGATAAAAGCAAAGATAAGCACATAACTCTCGAAGACGGTACGCAAGTATGGATTTGTGACTACCACTCTCCTATTACACCTCCGTCACCGCCCGTTGAAAGTACAGATTTATCGGCTAACGTTTCTGGGGGTACTACAATCAGATGTGGACGAGCAAAAACATGGACTGCTGCCTTTAAAGACAAATACGGCAACGAAGTCATTGATTGCGATTTCCACTGGAATATAGTAAGCGATTTTACTATTCACCAAGTTGACGATGGAAATAAAATTCAATTAAAGGTTATCGATGAGAACAGTATTGGCTGTTCTTTTTTATTGCAACTAATCCATGATGATAATATTCTATCAGAATGCGAAATTACTGTTATAGAAGGATTTTAGGAGGTTAAAGTGGACGAAGCCGTATTGAAAGACATCGGATTATATAAGAATCGTCTGATCTCAACTTTTCTGAATTCCGATGATATCACAAAGTTATTATTGAATAAAAATTTATGTACTGAGGAAGAGGTGGATAACCTTTTATACTCCCAAGTCTTTCCATATCTATATGTCGATGAAACTCAAACAGAAGTATTGTCGTATCTATGTTTAGAAGTGAATGTTCCAAGAGTTCCAACTACCACAATTAAGGATATCCAAATAATCATTTGGGCGTACTGTCATAAAGATTGTATGAAATATTCTAAAAAAGGGTACTTAGGTACAAAATCTGATATTCTAGCAGATATGGTAGAACGTGAATTACGGAATTCCGATAGATTTGGTATCGGTAAATTGAAACTAGCTTATGTTTCACACTTCTTTCCTGGGAACAATTATTATGGTCGCGAAATGAGGTTTTCCATTCCTGATTTCAAGATAAAGTAGGTGAAATATGGGAATATATACAGAATTTGATTATCTTTGTAATGAACCATTTTATGTGGACAACATCGGTTTTCTCAAGTGCCCGACATTAAGAGACATTAGAAAGATAACTTATAGAACTTGGACGACATACATAAATATCTTGGTTATGACATTATATTCATATTTGGAAGAAAATAATCTTACTGCAAAATATGAATCATTGTGTAAAAGTGAAATGGAGAACCAAACATTGTTCCGCTTACTATTGTATGGAGATACAGACACATTATTTGGTATGATACGCTTCTTCGTTGCGGATAATTTGGTATTAAAATTCAATTCAGAAGCAGAATCTATCGACGTTTATGAGATCACAGATGAAGATAGATGTATTGGACATATCAGCAATGATAATTTTGAAACATTTCGCAAAAACGTAAAAACGATTATTGGAATTGAAGAAACAGACGAAAACAAACCCAAATTCAAAAGTAAACGAGCACAATATGTTTATGAGAAAACGCATCAAGTAAATAAAGATTCAAAGAGCAATCCAAATTTAACAACAGAAAATATGATCAAAAAGTATTGTACTCATAACAAAGTCGGTATAAACATCCTGAATATATGGGATATGACATATTTTCAATTCATTGCCATGTTTAATGAGTATTGTAATGGTCGTCAATGCGACATTAGTGACGCAATGGCCGCCAATTCATTTTCTTATAAAAAAACATCTGAATATAAACCAATGGCTTATATGAAAAAACTCAACTAATTATCCCTGCAAATAAGTAGGGATATTTTATTTTACAAATCAAGGAGGATTTAACATGTTAAAAAACAAAGCGAATAGAGAGTGCTGCGACGTGGATATTCGTGTAAAAAGCACAATGAAACCATTTCTGTTCTTTGACACTGCAAATACAACTGGACTAGAAATCACATCTGATGATACATACGCAATGGCTAAAGGTGCCCGCACAATTGCCTTCTCTAATCCATTAGAAGGTACATTCACCATTGCAGCCCAGGTACTGCCGATGAAATTGTATGCTATGCTATCTGATGGACAGATTGAAACTACTGCTATCGTTGCAGAGAAAACTACAATCAAATGCGAAACTGCCGGTGAATTAACTCTT